TTTAATGATGTTAGAATCGTCTGAAACTTTTTGTATGTTATCTGTTTTAATTATACTTGCCATAATTTACCTATTGAAATTTATATCTTAATATTACTATACCTGAACCACCTGCACCACCTGATTGTGGGTCTGGAAAACCTCCTCCACCACCACCGCCTGTATTGGTTGTTCCTGCACTACCTGGATTACCTGAAGGTCCACCTGCTCCACCACCACCTGTTCCACCTGTTCCTGCTCCTCCTCCTGATCCACCTGCTCCACCACCACCACCTGCGTAAGCTACTGGAGAACCTGAAATATGTGTTGTTGCTCCATTACCACCATCTCCTCCTGCTGCTGCTGGATTTGTGGCTCCACCAATTTGAGTTGCTCCACCACCACCACTTGATGAGTTAGAAGGCGCTGGACTTCCTATTGGACCTGATCCACCATCAAAACCTTGTGCTGGACTGGCTGGAGGAGTGTTTCCTACCCCTCCTTTTCCTGCTAAAGGTTTTCCTGATGAAGTATAACTACCACCACCACCTGAACCTCCAGGTAAACCTTGACCATCATTTGGTCCTGGACTTGGATCACTAGGTTCTTTTGCTCCACCTCCTCCACCTGCTGATGTTATTGTACTAAAAACTGAATTTGATCCATTACCACCTTTTGATCCTTGTGGCGCATTTGGAGATGTTGGTCCTTGACCTGCACCTGCTGTACCACCTCCACCTACTACAATTGGATATGCTTGTGCTGTAACTGTAATTCCTGCTGGAGCAACTAAAGGGGAAGCTGTGTAAGGAACTACTGGTGCTGTCGTACCTTCTCTAAAACCTCCAGCACCTCCGCCTCCACCAGCATCTCCACCGCCACCTGCACCGCCAGCAACTACCATATATGCTACCGCATTATTAGCTGAACATACTGCTGTTTGAGATACAGTGAAAGTTCCGTCTCCTGTAAATGTATGAACTTTAAAATTTCCGTCAGTTGTAATTGTACCACCTGTTGCTACTAAAAATGGATTTCCTGTAACATTACTTGTAGAATCTTGTACGTTTTTCCAACCCTCTGTACCATCTACATAAACAAAAGTTACTGATTGTCCTTCTGTGCTTAAAATTGCATTAGAACAAACTCCACCAATCTTTGATCCATTTCTTGCAACTGTAGCATTGTTAGTTTGAAAAGTATTTGTATAATCAGCAATTGAAATTATATCACCAGCACTTGGTGAAGCTGGTAAAGTAACTGTTACTGCACCGCTAGTCGTATTAACAAAATAACCATTACCACTTACAGAAGTAAAAGGTGAAGTCTTGGCAGTCGTACACCAATCTACTGTTCCTGTTCTACCAAAACCTGATTGAGATGCACCGCTTGCAAGTGTTACAGTTTTACCTGAACTACCTAAAGTAAGTGTAGATCCGCATTGTGTATCAACTTGATTTACGTTTATTTTACTCATTAAACTATTACTAACGTTCCTGTTACTGTTACAGTATTAACAAAAGTTACTGGTCCTGCAAGGACAGCATTTTCTAATACCATATTTTTATCTAAAGTTCCTGCATGATGATAAACAGTTTCTGTTGCTGGTTTATCGCCAATAAAATCTTGTTCAAAAATATTCATCTATTCTCCTTATGTGCTAATTGAGTCAACTCTACTAATCCAAACATCTACACTTGATGCAGTATTAGATTGTCCTTTTAAAACATCTGTATTCTGCATAACGACTTTAGAACCTGACTGAATTAGTTCAACTGAACTTGCAGCAGGTAAACTTAAGTCTTTAACAAGGTATCTATCTGTAGAGCCATTCTCTGAAATCCATACACTAACAGTTACTGCTGATGTAAGAACATTAGCAAGTCTTAAACCAACAATAGCATCATCACTATTAGCTGTTAATAATGTAGTTGCTGTGTTTGTTATTTGACCGCCTGTTGATTCAAAGTCCTGTGCCATTTTTCCTCCTTATAAAGCTATTGCCATAGCAGTTGCAAATCCTTTTGAAGCTGCATCTGTTATTTTACTTACGTTAATATTATTTACAGCAAGATTGATCGTTCCGCTAGTAGTAATTGGTGAACCAGTTACTGTAAATTCTGATGATCCTGCGTCTGCTACAGCTACTGAACTTACAGTACCTGTAAACTGAGGTTGAACCTGTGAAAAAGTAATGTTTACACTACCAATAGTACCACCAGTATCTGTTGTGCATAAAAATATTGTATCTTCGTTTGTTGTTCCTTCTTGAATAATAACAAGCTGACCAGCTAATTCATCTACTGTATTAAAATCAGGATCTCTACTTGCTGCACCACTTGCTGGAACTAAATAAATACCATTCTCTGTAGCATCTGTTTGATCTTTAACTAAAACTTTATCACCTGTGACTAAAGAAATACCATCTAAAGTATCTCCATTTTCTAAAGCATTTGATAAATTAATATTTGCTGTTGTTGCTACTCTTGTAATAATTCTTGTTTTTAAACCTGCAACTAAATCATCTACATAACTTTTTGTTGTAACATCTGAACTACCTGATGGTGCAGACATACCTGTAATTGATCCACCTGTTATAGCAACATTATTTGCTGCTTGTGTTGCAATCGTTCCTAATCCTAAAGATGTTCTAGCAGTAGCTCCACTTTCTGTTACAAAATTAGAACCATCACCTACAATAAAATTACTGTCTGTTGGAGTTAATCCTGCAATATCAGCTAACTGTGCATCATATGCTTGAACATCACTTCCTATAGCTAAACCTAAGTTTGTTCTTGCTGTTGAAGCTGAAGCAACATCACTTAAGTTATTTGCTTTTACATTTTTTGCATCTAACTGTGTTTGTATTGCAGAAGAAACACCTGAAACATAACCAAGTTCAGTTGATGTTACAGATGATACTGCAACTTTGCCTGATGAATTTGAAACTAAAGCTCTTGATGCAGTTAAGTCTGATGTAGCTATTGTTGATGCAGCACCAGTTATAGATCCTGCTTTTGCATCTAATTGAGTTTGTATTGCAGATGTTACTCCATTTAAATATTGAAACTCTGCATCTGATACTGTTCCGTTTGCAATTTTTTCAGCAGATATTCCTGTAGGTATAGAATCATTTGTTTTTGATAATGCACCAATATAAACATTGTTTAATGCACCTGATGTTAAAGAACCTGCATCCCAAGTTACAGTAACTGTTGTGTTTGTAGAAAATGATGAACTAGCAATAGTTCCGTAAAGTGTTGCAGCTGTATCTGTAATTTTAATTCTTCTACCTGCATGATAAATTGAAGTAACATCTGAACCATTAATTGTAAATGAAGTTCCACTTACATAAGCTGCTGTGTATGTAGCATCACCATCTCCATACTCAATCCATTGTGCATCATTGAACCAATCTCTAGTGTTCTTCATCAATGCTCTAATGGCATTGTTAAGATTAGAAGGTAACATTCCTTCTGCTACTGAAATACTATTTAGTGATGTGTTACTAGCTTGGGTTGTTGAATAATTTTTAATATTAGTTGGCATTTAATCTCCTATAAACCATGCAAAGACTTTATTATTTTCTTTGTTCTTTTCGTTAATTAATGTGTTTATTGCTTCTTCAATTTGTCTTTGAAAAAACTCTTGAGTTTCAAAACTATATCTAACATTATCTATATCAGTTTTGTCCGTCATCTTAAACCTATTCTTGATGCTTTTAAATCAACTCCTTGTGCATGAGTCCAAGGTGTTCCGCTTGGTGTAGTAACTTGTATTCTAAAATACCTACCAGATTGTCTTACTGGATTATCACCACTTGTTACCATGCTTGAAGATGTTGAAACTGTTTCAGTATCAGATAGTTTTTCTTTACTTTTAATTATTACAGTTGCAGTAGCATCAACTATTGGTCTTACATTCGTTATACTACTTCTATGTCCTGGAAACAACTCTAATTCTCTAGTTTCTATAGTTCCTTCATTTTCTGTTCCTGAAAATATAGCTGCTTTATAATTATTATCTATAGCTCCTAAATATCTTTGACCTCCACTCCAAAAATCTGTGTCTAAAGCTATATTTATTTGGTCTAAGTTTTCTGAGATAATATCCATAAGTTCTACAGTATATGCACCTACGAACTGTGAAAATATGGTACTAGCACTAGCATCAGCCGTTGACCATTTTTGTGTAGCATAATTATAGATTAATATTTTATCGCAAATACCTGTTGTGTTAGCTGTATCTGATGCAGACGGATATAACCATAAAGCTAATTGGTTAAATGGATCTACAGCAGCACATATTCTATCAGAAAATGCTTTGTTTAAATCTACATCAAAGAATCTGTTTATTTTCTCAGCACCTATCGCAATAACATTATCACCATTGATTTCAAAGAAACCATCATCAGCATAGAAAAATACTCTTCTATTATCTTGGCAAACTGTTCTTCCATAAACAGCACCTCTGTTTGGAGATATAACTGATAGTCTAAATATTGTTGCACCACCAACATAGTCCATACGTATAATTTGGTTTTGTCTAAATACATAACCAATCTCACCTGAAGTTATGTGAA